GGCAAATGTGCTGCTGGCGGTGATCGTGGCGAGCTACCAGGTGCGCATGGTGTGGAGCTGCCGGCGGAACAGGCCTCCGTGGTGCTGGCTGAGGGTAGCGACGGCGCTGATCTCGATGTATTGGGCTGGGCTGTACCTGTTTGTGTTACTGGAACAGCCCGGTCATTATGATTCGGTGTGGTTTGGGCAGGTGTTCGTGCGACCGGCGTTCACGCTGACGCTTGGGGTGATGGCGGCGCAGGCGATCACACGGGGGCAGAGGCGATGAACGATACAGTTTTGACGGCGGTGGTTGCGGCGCTGTTTGGCCTACTGGGCTCAGGGCTGATGGTGGCGGTGGCGTGGAAGAAGGCGCCGGTGGAAAACGCGAACATGAGCGCGGATACGGCGTCGAAGTACCAAAAGATTGCGTCCGATGCGGCGGATAAGGTGATCCAACTCCAGGCGCAGCTAGATAAACAATGCGAGCTGCAAGAACAGGATAAGGCAGAGATGCAAGCACAAATCGACAAACTGCAGATACGGATCGAGGAGCTGGAAGATGCGCTGGCATCGAGCTGCCGGAAGATCTCGGAGCAGCAGCGGGGAATTGTGCGGCTGATCAAGCAGCTGGAGAGCAAGGAAATCACGCCAGTATGGACGCCGGAGGAGAGCGATAACCTGAGGGGAGAGATCGAGAAGGAAGTTAGCAAGAGGAAAGGTGGGAACCATGGGTGAGCTGCCGACCGGCAAGGGGATCATGATCTGGAAGGGGAAGACGTACGGCGATGGAACTGTGGAAGCGGCGGTGCAGGCCTGCCAGGAGATGGGTTTGCGGTGGGTGGCGCTGAAGATTGGGGATGCCGCTAATACTACTTACCAGAGCTATGCGGATATGCCGGCAGCGGTGAAGGCGTTTCGAGCTGCTGGAATGAAGGTGTGGGGGTGGCATTATATTTATGGGGGCATCTGGATCGATAAATTGGGGGTGGTGCATGTTGAGGGGGCAAGCCCATCCCAGGAGGCGGCGTTTGCGAAGAGCCGGGTCAGCGCGCTGGGACTGGACGGGTATTTGATCGACGCGGAGCGCGAGTACAAGGTGTACAGCCAGGCTGAGCGCGCTAAGAGCTTCATGGCGGGGCTGGCAGGCATTGGGGTGCCGGTGGGTCTGTGCAGCTACCGGTTCCCGACGCTGCACGCGACGTTCCCGTGGAAGGAGTTTTTGGCGGGATGCCAGTTCCATGCACCGCAGGTGTACCACGGTCCGCTGCGGGGGATCATTGACCTGGAGCGGAGCATGTTGGAGCTGCGGGCGCTGAAGGATTTGCCATTTGCGCCGGTGGGCAGGGCTTATATTGGGGATGGGTATGCGGAGCCAGGTCCGAGCGGGGAGGAGATCAATGGCTTTTTGGGGCACGCGGAGCTGAAGGGGTGCACGGGGGCGAGCTTCTGGGCGCTGGATTTCCTGTGGACGCACGTGGGGGGCGACCTGCGCAAGCTGGCGATTGGGGCTTACGCGTGGTCTGGTGACCAGGATCCGGAGCCAGAACCTGAGCCGGAAGAATGCCTGGAGGTGATTGGGAAGGTGACGGTGACGGCGAACGTGTTGAACATCCGGCGAGGGCCTGGGACGATGTATTCGGATACCGGGGACACGATCTTGAGTGGTACCTGGTATGCCTTCGAGAAGATCGGGGATTGGGCGCGGATCGGTGAGAATGCGTGGGTGATGACGGGTTTGGGGTATGCGGAATGGATGTAACTCCCTTCAACCGCTCGAGCCCCCTCCCAACCTCCCCCGGTTTCTGCGAAACCAGGGGAGGGGGAATAAATTTAATGCGTGTAGGCATGGTGGAAAACGAGGGGTACGGCGGGGCAATGGGCGAGCGGGGCGGGGGTTGGCGCGCGGTGGGGGAGGCGCGGAAGGAAAAATACCGTTTTTTCCGATTTTTAGGGGTTGGCGGTGGATGATCTGATTTTTGCTGACGATGGCGCATTCCCGGCGGGAGAGAAAGTACCCGGGCAGAAGGTGAGCCGGAACGCATACGAGGTGTTCCTGGAGAATACGGGGATGCGCAAGTCTGAGGCACTGCGGGAGGAGCTGAAGGGCATCTGGCCGCAGATGGAGGAAGCGCCCACCTGGTTGGAGAGTTACCAGGATCTGCGGGCAAAGGGCTGGGATTGGCGGAAGGCGGCGTTCATTGCGTGGAGCGCGTGCCCGACGGATAAGCGGTGGCCGAAGACGATCGGCGAGCTGGCGGTGACGGTGCTGGGGCTGCGGAGTGACCGGGCGATCCGGAAGTGGCGCGAGAACGATCCGAGGATCGATGAGCAGATCGGGAAGATGCTGATCAGCGAGATGATGGATCACCGGCAGGATGCGATCCAGGCGATGATTGCGGTGGCGAGCAAGGATGAGGCGAGCGGGTTCAACGACCGGCAGATGCTGCTGAAGATCACGGGAGTGATCAAAGACAAGGTGCAGATGGAGCACGTGGGTCCGTACGGCGGTCCGGTATTGGTCGAAGGCGCGATTGCATTTGGAGATCTGGCAGATGATGAGCTTGAACGGGTCATTGCCAACTTACAGGCAGCAGAGAGAGCAACTGGCAACGGCGCTGGCTGAGAAAGCCAGGCGGAGCCGGAAGCAGGCTGCAACCACGACGGGCAACCCAGGCATGGATTTGCTGTCGTGGGCTATTTTGCGCCGTCCGATGCTGCTGCCAGGGGTGCCGTTTGACCTGGCGAGCCACCCGTACCTGACCGACCTGTACGGAGTGCAGGCGCAGCAGGTGGTGGTAAACAAGGCTTCGCAGATGGGCGCCAGCGAATGGGCGGTGAGCTACGGGATCCACGCGGCGGACGAGCGCAAGGCGAACGTGCTGTACTTGTTCCCGACGGACGTGCACGTGAGCGACTTCTCCAGCGCGCGCATCGGTCCGGCGATCGAAGCCAGCCCCTATTTGGGGCAGATCGTGATCGATGGGGCGGGCGGTTTGGGGATCGATGGGCGGAAGATGCGAGGGGCGGACCGGGTGACGTTGAAGCGCATCCGGAGCAACTTCATGTACTTGCGCGGCGCGCAGGTGAAGCCGAACGGCCAGGCGCCGGGGTTGAAATCTGTGGCGGCGGATGTGGTGATTTACGATGAGCTGGACGAGATGGACAAGCGTGCGCCGGCGATCGCTGAGAAGCGGTTGGGGCACAGCCTGCTGGCGGAGCAACTGTGGGTGAGCACGCCGACTTACCCGGGGGCGGGGATCCACGCGAAGTGGGTGGAGAGTGACCAGCGGGAATGGCACGTGCGCTGCGAGGCGTGCGGGGAGCGGCAGCCGCTGACGATCAAGCAGGTGGTGTACGAGTGGGATGCGCTGGACCGTCCGCAGAAGTGGCACGGCGGAGACGAGCCGTATGCGGCATGCCGGAAGTGCGGCGGCAAGCTGGACAGGTTAGGGGAAGGGGAATGGGTGGCTGCCTTCCCTGGGCGGGAGATTGTGGGTTTTCATTTGACGAAATTATTCAGCGCGCGCAAGCCGCTGATCGATGTGGTTCGGGCGCTGAACACGACGGACGAGACGAAGCGGCGAGAGGCGTTCAACCAGGAGCTGGGGGAGACGTACACGCCGCGGGGTGTGCAGATGAGCGATGCGCTGCTGGACAGTTTGCAGCGGGATTATGCGCACGGACCGGTGGCGGGCGAGCGGTGCTTCCTGGGAGCGGACGTGGGGAGCGTGATCCACGTGGTGATCCGCAGCGCGCCGGACGAGGAGACGGGGGAGCGGGCTCAGCGGTTTGCGGGGGAGCTGGACTCGTTCGAGGAGCTGGGGCGGCTGATGAAGTTGTACCGCGTGCGGCGGGCGGTGATCGACGCGCTGCCGGAGACGCGCAAGGCGCGGGAGTTTCAGGATGATTTTGGGCCGGGGGTGGTGTGGCTGGCATATTACGTGGCGCAGAAGACTGGGACGAAGGCGGAAGATCCGGTGCAGTGGCGCGACGATGACGGGGTGGTGAACCTGGATCGGACACGCACGCTGGACCAGACGTACAGCCGATTTTACGAGGGTGAGAACACGCTGCCGGGGCATGCACGGGATGTGCGGGATTATTACGACCAGATCAAGGCGCCGGTGAGGCGCTTGGAAGACGGTCCGCAGGGTAAGAAGGTGGCGGTATACGTGGAGAGCGCGCCGGATCACCTGGCGCATGCGGAGAATTACTGCATGGTGGCTAGCCTGGCGGGTGGCGGCGGCCGGGGTGTGGTGAGTGGGAAGGCGCAGGTGCATAAGGCGGAGGAAGTGTTTTGAACCACGAAATACACGAAACACACGAAAGAAGATTTCTACGGACGGATGATAAGCTGCATTAGCGGAAGAGAAGAACCTACCCCCGGGGCGGGAAGGGGGAGACAGAGGAAGAAGGAGAAGAAGCGATGAAAAAAGTGCAAAAAGGGAAGGCGTTGGAGGAGCTGGTGAAAGGCTCGATCAATTACACGATGGAGATGATCCGGAAGGCGTTCCGGGATCAGTTCCGTGATTGGAGCGAGGGTCAGGGGTATATCTATATCGAGGAGATCTTTGGGGATCACGTGATTGTGAAGCCGGACCGGGGGTTGAAGATCGATGAGTATTACCTGGTGACCTACCAGCGAAACGGCGATGCGGTGGTGTTTGCGCCGGTGGAGCAGTGGCAGGTGGTGGAGCTGGCGTACCAGCCGCAATCGGCGATGAGCGAAAGCCGGAAGGCGGCAACCCAGGGACGCAAGCGCATGGTGGAGGAGATGGGGCACCTGGCGCTGGCGGAATCGGTGGAAGAAGGCGCGCCGCGGAGGGTGAAGGCGGTGGGCATCACGGCGAACGTGATCAATGGGAATGACCGGCTGTACCCGGCAGAAGTGCTGGAAGCGGCCGTGCAGGAACTGCAGCCCAAGCTGGTGGAAAGCGCGGGCAGCGGGCGAGTGCTGCAAGTCTTGGGTGAGGCGGAACATCCGAGCTCCAAGGGCGGGCGTCCGAATATCCTGGAAACGGTATTCAAGTGGGAGGCGGTATCCTTCGACGGCAGCCAGGTGCTGCTGGAAGGCATCATCCTGCCCACGTCTAAGGGTAAGGACATCCTGACATTGCTGGAGAACGGCGTTCAGGTGCCGATCTCGCAACGGGCTTACGGTGCGAGCAAAACGGAAAAAATCGAAGGCCGGAAAGTTGAAAAGGTGACCGAGCTGCACATCACAGGATACGATGCGACGCTCGAGCCGAGCGATCCGGTCGCAGTTATTTTGGAGTCGCAGGAAGGCGACGAGGAGAAAGAGAAAATGGATCCCGAAGAATTGAAAAAGTACCTTACCGATCACCCCGAATTGTTCGAGGGGATGGTGACCAGCCAGGTTGAGAAGCTGAGCGCAGCGCAACTGGCAAAGCTGGAAGAGCAGATGCGCGCCAAACTTGGCATTGAGGCCGGCGTGGATCTGGGCAAGGCTCTGGAAGAGGCAGCCCAGGCAAAGCGCGAGCTGGAAGAGCAGAAGCGCCAGCGCGCCATCGATGCGGCGATTGCCGAGCAGAGCAAGGGCTTGCCCTACGGGGACAAGCTGAACGGCATGTTCGTGGAATCGCTGAAAAAGGCGGGCCTGCAGAGCGCGGAAGCGGTGAAGCAGTTTGCCGAGAGCAAGCGGGCAGAGTACGACCAGCTGGCAGCTGCCGGCGTGCTGAGCGGTATGGGCTTCATCCACACTGCGGAGCGCGTGCAGGTGAGCGGTCCGGTGTTGGAGAAGGAAACCGGCACGCCGGAATTCGCCCGGGCTGCCTGGGAACTGAGCGAGAGCATCCGCAAGGCGGAACGCCGGCTGCCGCGCGATCTGCGCCAGCCGAAGACGATCAACGAGGAGATGACGGCGCTGTACCTGGCGAAGTTCGATAAGACCTTCCACCGGCAGCTGCTGCAGGAAGCCAAGCTGCTGGAAGAGGCAGAGCAGGCCTCCGATCTGAGCCTGCCTTACAGCGTGAGCCGCGCAGTGATCGCCGAAGCGTTCCCCGAACTGATCGCCATCAGCGTGTTCGATTTCGCGATGAGCGACCAGGCGGATACGGCAAAGCTGTTCTACGAGGCGCATGCAGGTGAGACCGGGTACCTGGTGACCGTGACCGACGAGGTGGTGACCTCGGACGAGAGCGCGTGGAAGGCGCTGGGTTACAAGCGCATCACCCCAGGATCGGTGGTTTTGACCGGCAGCGGCGGCACCCCGACCTACACCGAGGGCACCGATTACGTGATCGATTATGCCAATGGCCAGTTGTGGACCCTGCCCTCGCCGGGCACGATCGGCGACGGCACCTCGCTGAAGATCGATTACACCTACACCGCAATCCGCAAGGGCGAGCTGGCGGCAATCGAGAAGGCAAAGCTGACCCTGAGCACCAAGACCCTGACCCTGGCTGCCGATCGCCTGGCGACCGACATCAGCAACGAGGCAGTGGTGTTTGCACGGGGCGCGCTGGGCTACGATGCGACCGGGCGGACACTGGCGAGCCTGGTGCGGCAGATGCGCCGGAAGATCGACCAGGGCATCCTGTACAAGGCGCTGGCGAGCGAGCTGATCGTGGCGAGCAACAGCGGCGGCACCTGGACGGCTTCGACCGACCCGGTGAGCGAGCTGGTGGAGAAGATCGGTGTGGCGAAGGTGAAGCTGATCAACCGCTTCTACGTGCCGACCAGCATCCTGATCAGTGCGACCAATGCCGAGAAGCTGAGCAATTGGGACGGCTTCACGCAGGCAGGCAGCCGGCCGGATGCGATGGTGAGCGCGTATGGGTTCATTGGCAGCCTGAAGGGTTTGCCGGTGTTCCAGAGCCCTGAGATGAGCGACAGCTACGTGAGTGTTCAGAACCGCGAACTGGTGATGCACCGTGTTGGGCGCCCGCTGCAGTTGTTTGGGCCTTACCCCAGCTACGAAGTGAGCACCGGGAAGCTGATCGCCTCGAACCAGTACTACTGCGAGGAGTTCAACGGCTCCGATTCGCCGGTACCGGAAAAAGGCAGCTACGTGAAGATTGCGTAGGATTGACCAACCTAACCCCCCTTTCCTGAAGGGCGCACACCGTGCGCCCCTACGGGAAGGGGGGGTAATTGGGAAGAAGGAAGTGAGAGATGACGAGTAAAGCGGATGTGAATGTTAAGTTTGGCAGCTCGGATGCGACGATCAACGCCGGGAAGGTGGTAGAGGCGAAGATTGCGACCGGTGCGGTGACGGCATCCAAGCTGAGTACAACGCTGAAGACGGGGTTCGTGGAGGTGCCGCTGAGCATGCTGCGTGAGGTGGTTTCCAACAACATACCGAACGCGGCGGCGATCGGCGGTGTGCTGGCAAGCGATACAACCCCGATCTTTGAGTTCACCAACGGTGATACCGACAGCGCGCTGCGGCTGCGCTGGGCGGCATCGAACAGCGACCCGATCGTGTTCCAGGTAGCACTGCCTCCGGATCTGGATGAGGCTTCGGCGGTGGAGGTGCACTTGCGTGCTGCAAGTGGCGGAGCGACCAATTCGCCGGTGATCTCGGCGGACAGCTTCTTCAACGAGGGCGATACCAAGGTTGAGGATGACAGCGCGGCAGTAACCGGGACCACGCCGGCGGAGTACACGATCTCGATTGCGGCAGCGGATGTGCCGGCAGGCGCGCAAACCCTAACGGTGGAGCTGACTCCGGGAGCGCACACGACCGACACGCTGCTGGTGTATGCGGTGTGGGTCGAGTACACGCGGGTGTAAGAAAGAGGACCTATCCCCCCTTCCCTCCCTCACCCCTAGCCCCTCCCCCGAGGGTGGAGGGGTAGAAGAGGGGAGGGGGAAATCTGAGCGGAGGCGGAATGTCAAAAGTAACGGTGAAGCTGGTGGCTGGCGGGGAGATGGTAGTGTTTGGGAAGATGATGTATGAGGGGGAGACGCGGGAGCTGGACCACCGGCAAGCCGCGCAGTTGGCGGCGATGGCGCCGGGGCGGGTGGTGGTGTTGGGAGGGGGGCAGGGACGAGAAGAAGCATTAGCGGAAGTGGAAAAGGTGAGCGATGAGCACAAGCAGAAGTCTGTTGATAAGCCGGCTGGAAGAGGACGTACCAGCTCGAAACGGCGTTCCGACCGCTGACCAGTACGAGCGGGCGGTTTCGAAAGGGGTGGCGGAGCTGGCGCGCCAGGCGGGGCCGG